TATAGCTAGGGGAAATTGGGGGAGTATGTTCTGTGTGCATAAAGTCCTTTAGATATTTTCGGACCTCGCAAAGTTATTCATGTTATCAAGCGCAAAATTAAAACGGAACTTTAGCAACTCAGTGAAAATGTGTTTGTATTTATGGCTTTAGAGATTATTCGATTGAAATAGCCATGTAGTTGATTTAATCGCAAAAAACACAACAATTAGTTGATATATCGGTGTTGAGAGATTCTCTACTCCCACTACGTTCCCGTAGAGAACACTCAATAGCGATAATCAACATTGTTTTTTGTTGGTTGTTTGAGTAGTGGTTATCTTGATTCATGTGAATTTATTTTAATATTATATCACGATTTTAACAAAAACACAAGCATTTTCTTTCTCACCTCAATGTAACTGTGGGCTGTGTAGTATCTAGTTAATGATTAAATATTGCATCTATGCGTATGTGCAACATTAAATTCGGTGCTAGTATAGGCGATTCTTACGAGTGATAAGTTCGTCCTCCGTTCGACGCCTCCATTCTCTCCGTTTGGCAGCGTTAAGTGCGGTTCTTCTTCGTGTTGTAGGTTTAACGTAATACATTCTTTCTCGCACTTCTTCTAGTATACCATCATCCTGTACTTTCCTACGAAATGTTCTTAGTCTCTTGTCAAAATTCATTTAAATGTCCATCCTCTTTTTCTTAGATAATGGACTTTAGAATAAATTGCGCTATCAGTTTTGTCTAATAAAACGCAAAGCTCGGCAACGGAGATTTTTCCATAGTTTTGCTTCAGTAAATCCTGTTGCGGGCTAGTCCATCTATTAATATTTTTCATTACTAATTATAACAAATATAACCATGTATGTCAAGAACTATTTTAAGGTATCCTGATATAATACTTGACTCGGTGCTTTAATTTTGATATAATATATTATATAAAAAATTAATGGAGTCAAGCATGATAGTGGTAGGTAGCATAAATTATAGTCCTTGCGGACGCAAGCGCGGGGTTAAACGCGCTAAGAGACAGAAAATATCAAGCGGAGCTAGTATGAAACCTAGCTCTGAGCAGGTAGCACGCTTGCGTAGAATACAAGAGCAGCGCGAAGCATATCCATCGTTAGATAACACGACGTATATACCGCAGCCAGATACACAGTATAAAAACGAAGTATCAAAACAATATACTGTAGCCATAGCCTATAATAAAGGCGGGTACCAAGTTATCGGTAAAGATAACATCAAAGATATCGGAAAATAGTACTTGACTTTGCCCCCATATTTTGATATAATATTCTTATAGAAAAAATTTGGGAATGGGCACACTTTAAAAAGGAACTCAAATGGATTTTACAGATACGCAGATAGATATACTATACTTATGTGTTTTAGGATTTTCTGTTGTACAAGCATGGTTGCTTGGTAAACGGCAGGGAATGAGTGACACGATAGATTATTTTGCCGAGCAGGGCTTGATCGAACTAGACGACGACTGAAAAATAGTTCTTGACAAGATGGTAAGATTTTGATATAATAATATAATGTATCATTTTATAGATGATTAGCGGAGTTGATGGACTTCCAAACCAAAACCATCTCTTTATGTCTGGCACGAGTAGGATTAGATAAATCCGAGGGCGAGGTTAGGAGTACCACATTCCACCTGTGGTCGGGCTGCTAGACTAACATAACGAGTACCGATAAGGGCTCACAGCGTTCACCGATAAGGGAACAAGGAGAAAAACAATGGTAAATACATTGACAAGCATGACCGACTTTGACAGGTTATTTCTCGGCTTTGACCGAATGAAACACGAGTTAGCCAATCATGGCACAACTGGGAACTATCCTAGATACAACATAATAAAAGGTAAAGCTGACAACTATCGAATCGAAATGGATTTAGTTGGCTGGCACAAAGACCAAGTATCAGTATGTCAGGATGGTAACGCACTCACGATAGAAGGAGTGCAGAAAGAAGGTTTACTGTCAGAAGAACAATATATCTATAAAGGTATATCTGGCAAGAACTTCCGTAGAGTCTTTACTCTTGGCGAATATGTTAAGATAAAAGAGGCTTCAATGGATAGTGGATTATTAGTAGTAAATCTAATGGTCGACACACCAGAGGAAGAAAAACCTAAGTTTATTAATATTAATTAATTTAGAAAAATGGAGCGGCACAAGGCTCCTTGCAAAGGCTCCTAGCTGCCGCTCTCCATTTTTAAAGGACAAGAGTATGCAATATAAAATATATTATAGTATTGTTGTATTAATAGCGCTATCAGCGTTGTTAATTCCTCTTGTAATTGGAATCAGCTATTAGTACCAAAATAAAATGGATACTATTAGCATTAGTAGTAGGACTATGGATAGCACATATGATGATAAGTAAAAAAGGCACAGACCTAATAAAAGATTTTGAAGGGTTCAGAACAAACGCATACCAAGATAGCGTAGGAGTCTGGACTATAGGGTATGGACATACGAAAGGAGTCCAACCAACAGACGTTATATCTCCGCAGCAAGGAGAAGAAATGCTCACACACGAATTATCCGAGTATGAAAACTATGTAACAGACTTAGTTAAAGTTCCACTAGAGCAACATCAATTTGATGCTTTAGTATCATGGACGTACAACCTCGGACCAACTAACTTAAAAAGTTCTACTTTACTAAAAGTATTGAACGCAGGCTACTATCAGCAAGTACCAGACCAAATTAAAAGATGGGACAAAGCAGGTGGCAAAAGGTTAGAAGGATTGACAAGACGCAGAGAAGCAGAAGCACAAATGTTTGCTGGAATGTAGTATGAAATTTACAGTAGAAGGCAAAGAAATTAGTGTCCCTGACCACTTATTATTAGAAGCAGGGAAACATGCAGAAACAAGAGGTATGACTCTTGAAGAATATATAGCAGAAGCTTTTACAATGTTAAAGAAAGATAAAGAACAAGAAACTGTATATGGAGAAGATATAATTCCTTCGTATAATAATGGTAAATATCAAGAAGTCAAGGTAGCCAAAAATTCATGGAGCTACGATGCTAACGGATCGCCTCTCGATTCTAATAAAAAATAATATGGATATAAATATAACAGACAGCGCGGCTCATCAATTAGCTAGTATTCCTAGTAAGAACGAAGCTTTAAGATTAGCTATACAAGGCGGCGGTTGCGCTGGCTTTGAGTATAAGTTTGGAATAATACCTATTCAAGATATAGGAGAAGATGACTACGTCATACAAAAGCTTGATGCTAAAGTATATGTAGATGTAATTAGTTCAAACTATTTACAAGGTGTAGTAATAGATTGGATAGAAGACCTTATGGGTTCAGGATTTAAAATAAATAACCCCAACGTTAAATCAACTTGTGGTTGCGGAAGCAGTTTTTCTTAAGGACAATACATGCAAGACTATAAACTAGAATTAATAATACGAGCTCCCGAGAATGCAGTAAAGAATGGAGTATCAAAACTAGCGCGTGAACTATACGAACGTCTAATCTTAGGCAAAGGCAATGAGAGTACAAGAGTATACAGCTATGCACTAGAACCTATTGATCGTGAAAGCGATGAATATAAGTTCATACGAGATATGGACAAGTAGCTCGACAGAGCTGTTCGGGAGAACTAAAATGGCACAACCTAGTGAACAATTCGCTGGAGACATGAGTCGTAATGAAGTTGAGATAGACCTTAACAAATTTATGGCAATGGTTTCAGAAATAGGTGAATTAAAAGCAAAGATTATGGAGATGGAAAATGAAAGAGAGCCAGACAATCCATGGCAAAAATGGATATGGTTGTCTAACATGGTAGACGCTTGGAGAATATTCCCAAGAGCATTTTTAAGTGTGTATATGTATTTATTATACTATACTACTTTTTGGTTTATGGACTTACCAGACCCTTCATTTGAGCAATCAGGACTGATTTCAATAGTAGTAGGAGCCGGCGCAGCTTGGTTTGGACTATATGCGGGAACAGCTAAAGATAAGATTAATAGTAAGTAAGGAATTAACATGAAAGACCGACTAATAAATTTAGTTGCACTGCATACAGGGTATGACCCAATGGATATAGATATGCAAAGCAACTTTAGAGATGACTTAGGGACAGACTCCTTAGGCGTGGTAGAACTAGTAATGGAACTAGAAGATGAGTTTGGTGTAGATATACCAGACGAGTACGCAGAGATGATGCTAACGGTTGGCGACGTCTATAATTATTTGGATAATAATGTAGATGATACAGTCATACGATAATATACTACCAGAAGATATAAGGTCGGACATATACTTGATGGCAATAACTGGCAAGTATATGATAGGTTGGGATGACACCTCTGTGTTTGAACGCAGACAATATCCTTGCCTACACAACATGTTAAACAAACAAAAATGGGAACAGTTAGATTTAATTAATAGGATACAAAACCACGAACTCAAAGATAAATTATTAAACTTAAGTTTTGTATCGGCTACAATTAATTTAGCTGTTCCCTCCTCTATCCAATTCCAACACACCCACCAAGAAAAATACAGCCTACTCTATTATATAAATATGGAGTGGAAGCCTGAGTACTATGGTGAAACACTTTTCTTTAATGACTTGGGTACTGAAATAGAATATACAAGTCTGTTTAAGCCGGGAAGAATAGTATTCTTTGACGGAAATATCCCNCACACAATAAGACCTTCATCCCACAATGCGCCTCAGTATAGGTTTACTCTCTTTGCTAGCTTTAATGAAAAGAACTATATAGAGCAAGCAAAAAATAGTTCTTGACAAGGCATCATAAATTTAGTATAATATAATAATGAAAAATGAAAAAGAAAAGACAAGTTTTATGAATTGGTGTAAGTTTATGTTTGATGAAAACACTAACGAAAGGTGGTTGAACGGTCAACACCCTTATAAAGATTTTAATACTTATTACAGAAAAAACCTAGAGTTTTTAGAGAATAAGTATGAAAAAGAAAATCAAGTAACTACACTGTCCTTATCATGAACTTTAATCATTTGCGAGAAGCAGGTGAAACTTATACACAACATCTTTGGTGTACTATTAAGTATGCCTTTTTGTTCATAGGTTTAGCAACAATTATCTTAATTCATGGTTTAATACCTTTTATACTAACCAATACTGCTAGTAATAGAATTAAAAAATTAAACAAAGAACTTACCAGTAGACAGAATACTGTAAAGACACATTGAGCGAAACAGGAGATATAGTGCGATGGAAAAAAGTAATCTTACTTTTAATGAAATACAAGTTTTAGCCAGAGCTTCAGAGTACATAGCTAGTACATATAAAAAACATTATGCCCAAGGCGCTATACAAGCAACAGAGTTTATAAATGCTAATGGTCTTGGAGAAGGGTTCTGCTTAGGAAACATAATAAAATATGTACAGCGTTATGGTAAGAAAGGAAAAGGCTATGAAGCTAGAGAGAAAGACCTTTTTAAGATAATACATTATGCAGTTATATTATTGCATGAATTAGAACAAACAGAAGGTAAAGGAAAATTTTAACAGAAAGGGCAAGCTTATGAGAAAATTTTATGGACATAACAGAAGTGCCCTTATGGCAATGGATATCCGCCATATGGATATCAACGTGGGGTATCGTAGTATATAGAACATGGAGTACAATTAAACGGGAATTACTAATAAGATTTCCAGAGCATTCCATAACACGACAACCTATACTACACATGTTAATATATGTTGTAAGTATAAATTTTGTATTACCTATTGTAGGATTACCTATAGCGCTTTTCGATACTCGTAGAGATAGCTGGGTAAAGGCATATGTTAAAGCATTAGGGAGACAAGATGATACACACACGTAAACAGATAGAAGAAAAGTTAGATGGGTTAGAAACCTATGTGAAACAACAAAAAGGTGGGATAATACGAGATATAGAGTTACAACAAGTACATCAGTTCATTGTAGAACTAAAAAATGACCTTGTTGATACAAAAAAATAATTCTTGACTTATCCTTAAATTTCTTATATAATATATATTAATCAAGGAAATTTTATGGGCGAAAGATTTTATAATGAACAGCTTGACAAATACGGCACTTGTGCTGGATTTAAAGGCACTAACAGAGGAAGAAGAATGGCTTGGACAGATGAAAGCAAAGCAGAAGCAGTTGATATGTATACAATTGCAGAACCTACTCCAGAAACAAGTATGGAAGTAGTAAAAGAAATAGCTGACGAATTAGGTGAGAGCCCTAACGGAGTCAGAATGATACTAACACGCGCAGGTGTATATGTTAAGAAAACACCAGCAAGTAAAAGTGCAAGTACTGGCGGCGCTACAGGCGGCGGACGAGTAAGCAAGGCTGATGCACAAGAAGCATTAACCTCAGCTTTACAAGATGCTGGTATGGAAGCAGACGACACTATTATTAGTAAACTAACTGGTAAAGCAGCAGTTTATATTACAGGCATAGTACAAAAACTAAACAGCTAAATACATACCATTATAGACAGAAAGAGTTTTCTTTATATAATGGAGTATTTAAGTGGAAAAAAGCACGTTCAAGGACAGAGTCCAAGAATATGGCGATGCCGTAATAACTTATAGAAGTACAAATTCTAAAAAGTTAAAATATAATGTATGTACTTTAGACTTTGATAATAAGTATATCCAAACAAAGAAAAATAGAGCAAAAGAGACTAATGAAACTGTTTTGCTCTTTTGTTGGGATACAGATTCTTATAGATTACTAAAGCCTTCAAACGTAACACACATTGTTCCCCTTCAGACTATTCTGAGGAACAGACGATGAAGATACATGAAGCGCCTGAGGTATACGAAAAGATAATATCAGAGAAAGAAAGTGGTACAGAGCAAATTAGACTAACAATAAATGAGTTTAGAGGTATAGAGTACCTACATCTTAGGAAGTATTACTTAGACTTTGATGGTGATTTCAAGCCATCGAAAGACGGGGTAGCTATGTCTCTAGACTTTGAGAACTCACGAGCGTTGTTCGAGGGATTAGTCGAGATTCTGTCCTTAACAGAAGTTAAGCAGATACTCGAAACTCACTTCAAAGATATTTTAGATGAAATTTACCTTAACTAAAAATATGACTTGACAAAACCCTTAATATTGTGTATAATATTCATATGAATATTTTTATATTAGACAACGATATTGACACATGCGCAGAAAGTCATGTGGATAAGCACGTAGTAAAAATGCCGCTAGAGTCGGCACAGATGCTGTGTACAGTTCATTGGATTCAAAAGTTTATAGGTTATACACCTAGAAAGCTAACTTCCGAAGAACTTGCCGTGCTTAAAGATGCAAAGAAATTAACAGACAGACCCTTCCCATATTTACCAGCAATGCCAAATCACCCCTGTACTATTTGGGTGAGAGAATCGCTTGACAATTATGAATGGCTCTACTGTTTAAGTCTTGCACTTAATGACGAGTATGGCTACCGATACGGTGGCAAGTCGCATAAGTCTATTCAAGAGGTAGTATTAAAACTACCCGACATAGACTTACCAAGAAAGGGGCTTACTCCCTTTGCTCAGGCAATGCCAGACGAGTATAAAAATGTAGACGCAGTTATAGCGTATAGAAAATATTACAATAAAGATAAATATAACCTTTTCTCATGGAAAAGCAGGGAGATACCAGAATGGATAACAACTTAACAGAACTACTAAAAGAAGCATCAGTCGCATACTACGAGGGCAACCCGTTTATGAAAGACAATGAGTTCGATAAGTTAGCAAAAATAGCTGACTTTAAAGATGTAGGTGCTGTAGGCGGAAGAGTCGAGCATATGTTTCCAATGTACTCACTTCAAAAAGTATTTGAAAACGAGCACTCGACCAAGAACCCTTTAGCTGAGTATAGTGGTAAAACTATGTGGACTCCTAAATTAGATGGGGCAGCAGTATCTTTAATTTATTGTAGAGGTCAGTTTGTAAAAGGATTGACCCGCGGAGACGGGAAGAAAGGGTTAGACATTACAGAAAATCTAAAGAATATCGTACCATTAGAGTATGATTTCGATAAAGTTCATCAATGTATTGCAACGCCCCGCCCGTACTCCCAAATCACAGGAGAAGTAGTAGCCTCAAAAACTATCAAGAACTCAAGGAATTATGCCGCTGGAGCTCTTAACTTAAAGGATTCTAATGAATTTAAGGAAAGAGAATTAACTTTTATAGCATATGGTATACAGCCTAGTAACGAACCTTTATGGTCGAACGAATTGACAAATCTTAACGTAGCTGGATTCAATACAATAATTGATTCTGAATGGCATCAGTTCCCAACTGATGGTATGGTGTGTAGAATAGATGATCAATCAGAGTTTGATAGTTGGGGCTACACTTCTCACCATCCTAGAGCTGCCTACGCTCTCAAAAGAATACAGACAGGAGTTGAAACAACACTCGTAGATGTACTTTGGAATGTAGGTAAATCTGGAGTAGTTGCTCCAGTAGGCATTCTAGAGCCTGTCGACATCGACGGTGCTAATGTTAGTAAAGCAACTTTACATAATATAGCATATATAAACAGCCTTAACCTAGAAATCGGCTGTAAAGTAGAAGTAATAAGAAGTGGTGAGATTATACCCAGAATAGTCAGGAGAGTGTACTAATGTTGTTACTGTACACAGAAGAACAGCTTTACAAGGCATACAAAGTATATATAAGGGATATAACTAATGACACAGACGAGATACCCAATATAGATGTTTTTAGAGATATGTTTGAAACTAGTGAACAGGTACAACAATTAGCAGATAGAGAATTCAATGAACACTAAAATAAGAAAAATACGTAGGCGTATTAACAGAGACTTATGTCTTTTTTTACCGCCTTTCATCGCCCTTGCAATCGTATGGGTATTTATTAGTTCGGTTAACCCTTACTAAATATATATGAAAGAGTCAGTGAAATCGTTTAAAACACCTAAACTAACTATGGATTGGTACATAAAGTGGCTGTCGTCTGCTATTATATTAGTAGCGATGTCCCTCAGAACTACGGGAGAATTCCCTTTTGCTGATATGTGCCTTTCCTTGGTTGGTTGTGCTGGTTGGATAGCTATAGGAGTTATCTGGAAAGACAGAGCAATTCTAATTCTTAACACAGTAGCTTGCTTCATACTTTTAACAGGAATAATTAACACACTAATAGGTAAAATATAATGCAACCATATGAAATAAGAGTAATGGATTTAGATACTAAATTTATAGAAGAAAACGTTAACGGCATAGCAGCCACAGATATTCAAGGATTGAAAAAGTATAGCAATACGAGTTTTGGAGTCTTTGCTACACAGAATATACCTATGGGAAGCATAGTAGTAAAACTAGAGGGCGAGTGGCAAGCACACCCTTGCAGAGTTTCTATACAAGTAGGAGAACGGCATTTACTTAGTTCAATAGGTAGTTCTGTAAATCACCACTGTAGTGCAAATACTTTGCTAATGATAGCTATACAAAGTTTAGATGGAAAAATGGGAGTGGTGCCTTGGTATTCTAGAATAACAGGAACATTATCCAGTATGGTCATAGGAAACCCTTACCCAGTATTAGTATCTACTACAGCTATTAGCATAGATGATGAAATTACTTTTAACTATAATCACTCGGAAGCTTTATTAAGCAATCCGTTTAAATGCAGTTGTTGCAATACATGGATTAGAGGTAAAAATTACAGCTATGAGTAAAGAACAAAAATGAGTGGACTATATAACGAAACATACTTTAGTACAAGACCTGAAGAAAGAGATAAAGACGGGGTTTTATACGGAGTTGTTTTAGTTAATAAGAAAACGTGGGAAAGAGAGTGTATAAAAGTTGGGATAGCCTCTGGAAAAGATTGGAGGCACATTATAAAGCGTAGCAGAGGATTTAAAGGATACGACCTTCGTATTCAGAGAAGCTACCATGATACTCTTTATAATGTATGGAAAATAGAACAGGAGCTACATGAAAAATATCAACATGAAAAATTTGTGCCAAAAGTTAAGTTTGGGGGTTATACAGAGTGTTTCGAAATTACTTCGCTCATTCTTCGGGACTTTCCTAAAAATAGTTCTTGACATAGCACCTGATATTTGATATAATATATGTATATAAAAAAATGAGAGAAGCTATGCAACAAATTCTACCACCTACTACTTGTCCAACCTGTGACTCAGTATTAGTTTGGGAAAGAGATCAGCTATTTTGTGAGAACACTACGTGTTCAGGTAAAACACACAAGATGATTGAACACTTTGCTAAAGCTCTCAGAATAAAAGGGCTCGGACCTAAAAGTATAGAAAAACTAGAGATTACATCAATATTCGATTTATACCAACTACCATTAGAAATGATGATAGATGCATTAAATTCCGAGAAATTAGCAGTAAAATTATATAGAGAAATACAGAATAGTAAAAATCAGGAATTAGTAGATTTACTACCAGCCTTTTCTATAAAGTTAATAGGGCGAACAGCTTCTAACAAGATATGTTCACACATAAGATGTATTAGTGACATTGACGAAGACATATGCAAAGAAGCAGGTTTAGGTCCGAAAGCTACAGATAATTTGCTCGACTGGTTAATAGAAGATTTTACGAACGGATATGACAGATTACCTCTTTTATGGAAACAGCTTACTCACATTGAAGTAGTAGACTCAACTAATAAAGAAGTAGTATGTATATCAGGTAAACTAAAAAGTTATAGTACGAAAGCAATAGCCAAGACACTTTTAGAGAAAAACGGCTATATAGTAAAAAGTGGTTTAACAAAAGATGTAACTATTCTCATTAACGAGAGCGGTATAGAATCCGCCAAAACAAGAACCGCCCAAGATAAGGGCATAACAATAATAACAAATCTTAAAGATTTATTAAAAATAGGACAAAACAATGGCATTACCTAAATGGACAGAAGAAAGAACCGCAAGTCTTGTTGACTTAATTGGTTCCGAAGCCCCAGTTTCACAAGCTACTGTAGCATCTGCTGCAACAGACTTGGAAACATCTACACGATCAGTTTCTAGCAAACTTCGTAAAATGGGCTATGACGTAGAATTAGCATCTTCAGTATCTCACCGAACTTTCAGTGCGGATCAAGAAGCTACTCTATCACAATTTGTTACTGACAATGATGGTCAGTACACTTACGCAGACATCGCGGCATCTTTCGAAGATGGTGCATTCTCTGCAAAATCAATACAAGGGAAAATTCTTTCAATGGAATTAACTTCCCATGTAAAACCAGCTGAGAAACCTCAATCAGTCAGAACTTACTCTCCCGAAGAAGAAGCTACATTTACTACTATGGTAAATGATGGTGCATTTGTTGAAGAAATCGCAGAAGCACTTGGCAAGACTGTAAATTCAATTCGAGGAAAAGCACTTAGCTTGTTACGGTCTGGCGATATTAACGCTATACCTAGACAAAAGGAAACAAAAGGCTCGTCTAAAGCTGATCCTTTGTCTGAAGTAGATGTTGCAAATATGAACGTTGCTGACATCGCTGATGAAATTGGCAAAACCGTACGCGGTGTGAAAACTATGTTGACAAGACGTGGTCTTACATGTACCGATTATGATGGCGCTGCTAGAAAAGAAAAAGCTTCTAGCTAAGTTTCATTTTATCTGGCAAGTATGGCAACACCGCTTGACGGTCAATCCCATACTTGCCTTTTTTATCTGGGAGATAGAATTTGAATCTAACTTCAGCATTGCTGAAACAAATTATTACGCAAGAAGATCACGACACTTGGGGTAACCTACGGGAAAATTACCTAACAGCCGAGTATCAAACTCTTCATCGTGTAATGGCTACCCATGTTAAAAAGTTTACAAAGCTACCAACCTTCGAGGACTTAAAATTATCCATTAGGGATAGAAAGTTGCAAGAGAAAATCTTTGCTATAGAAGCGGTAGAAGTAGATGTAGATGCATGGGTATTGTTAGAGTACTTAAAGAATGAGTACACTCAAGTAGAAATCTTAGATGAATTAGACGGTTTTATTGAAAAGACTGTTGCTATCTCCTCAGCAGAGGAAAACGTTGAAGCATTACAACAGATAGTACTAGACGTTGGTGAAAAGGTTGACCTTAAGCCACCCGAAGAAAATATGCAAGTAATAAATCTATTTGAATCAGAGTCAGAAATTAAAAAATATCTACCTCTTGGTTTAAATCAAGATTACGACCAACAAATAAAGTTCTCTCCCAGAGACTTGGTGCTTGTAGGCGGTCGTAGAGGGGCTGGTAAAACGTTTACCTGTGTTAATATTGCAAACAATTTGTATGAAGCAGGCAGAGGTTCTATTTACTTCACAATCGAAATGGATAGTCGATCCATTTTACAACGAATGTGTTCACTAGGAACTAGCGTTCCAGTTGGCAGACTCATTACTAGAAACATGAATGAAAATGAATGGAATAAAGTAGCGGGTTGGTGGGCAGGTCGTTTTGAAGGTGGAGAAGAACTATTGCCTAATTACTATGAGAAACGAGATTTTGATACGTTTCACACAGAATTAACGAAAAGAAAGCTCACTAAAGATCGACAGTTAGATGTGGTATATGATCCATTTTTAAGTTTATCTAGGATTCGCCAAGAACTAGAGACTAGGGTAAGTCAGAATAATATCGGAGTTATCATAGTGGATTATTTAAACCAAGTACGACGCCACAACGCACCCAACAGGTCGGGACAGTATGATTGGACAGAACAGATTGAAGTCAGTAAGACTTTAAAGAGTATAGCACAAGAGTACGAAATACCAGTATTTTCTCCTTATCAGACAGATAATACAGGTGAAGCCAGATTTGCAAAAGGTATCCTTGATGCCGCAGATGCCGCATTTACTATTGAGACGTGGTCTCCAGAAGATGAGTGTATTACATTCAACTGTACAAAGATGCGTAGTGCAAAAATGGACGGATTCACAAGCGTTATGAATTGGGACACATTAAAAATCGGTCCTCAATCCACAATGAATCCAGCAGATAGAGAAGCAATAAAAGACAGTTTATCAACAGGTGAAGATATACATGAGGCAATATAATGGCAATTAAAAAGAAATCATACGAACGGTTAGAAGAAACCAATATCCAAAGAGTAATAGAGGCTTTAAATAGTGAAAAACCTATTACTAAAAAACAAGCATGTGAGATGTTAAATATTAGTTATAATACTAGTAGACTTTCAAAAATTATTGAAACGTATAATAGTGACAGAGCTTACAGAAAAACTAGAATGGATAAGAATAGAGGCAAGTCTGCTTCTAAACTAGAGATACAAGAAATGATTATGGGTTACTTAACTGGAAGCCCTGTTAGCCATATTGCAAAAAGAATGTATCGTTCACCAGCTTTTATAAGAGGTAACTTAGATAGAATAGGAGTGCCTACTAAAACTCCAGAAGGCGAAACCTTTATACCACCAGATGAGTGTGTAAAGTATGAATTTGAAGAAGGCGAATGGGTATGGTTCAATGATGTACACCCTAACTGCAAAGGTGGTAAGGCTGGCATAGTACTAAAACAATGTACTAGTGAACTAGGAGATTCGCAAGGACACAAAGCATACACTATACAATATTGGGTGCCTGTAGAATGGAAAGAAGGTATGTGGATTGGCTGGTGGCCTGGCATTAAAAGATTTGGTGCTACAACAGTTAAAGCAGCTTATGATCTAGCTTCTATACAGCATTTAATAGAAGAATATGATATCAAGGGAGAATCTTTGTAATGGCAAGTGATAGAATAGGAGTAAAGTCTGCTAATTTAGTATCGGTTCCACCTTTTGAGGTGAGAGCTATAACAACAGATTTTATATTACAGCAACCAACTGTAAAAGAAAATATACGAAATGTACCTCTTAATACAAGATTGGTAGACAGTATATATAAAGAGGGAATAAAGAATCCACATTTGTGCATGACAAATTGGTATCCTTTAGCGGGCAGTCAAAGACTTAGAGCTGCGTTACATATAAAAGAAAACATTGATAAGAACTGGAATGAGAACATAACTGTTCACCGATTCCTAGAAGATTATCATAATGTATTTTATCTTTGGGGCGACGAAGAGTTTAGGGGCAAAGCAATCGCAATTTGGTTTCAACTACAGGAATTAGTATTTAAAAGCCTGTACTATGAACATGAAGTTGACGCAGACGGAACTAAAATGACGGTTTATGAGGATATAGGCGAAGAACTGGAGTGGGATCATGACAGAAATAATAATCCAGTACGTACTGATAATGATACTAGTAATACTATGGAATATGTAGATGAAAGTAATTGATTTAATTCAAGAACGAAATCTCGATTACAAAGTATCGGGTAGAGATTATTTAGTCAAGTGTTTGAATCCAGAACATGACGATAGTAATCCTAGCATGCGTATAGATAACGTCACAGGAGTTTTTAATTGTTTTTCTTGTGGGTTTAAAGGAAATATATTTAAAATGTTTGGAGCACCTTCAAACTTTTTAGATATAAAAAGACAGAAATTAACGGATTCAATAGAGGAAAAAAGGTCTTCAAGTATTGGTTTATCCTTTCCTAAAGGATACACCCCTTACAATGGTAACTGGCGAAATATAAGACCAGAAACATATAAGCACTTTGAAGCCTTTTTACATCACGAAACCCAATTTGTTGGGAGAGTAGTATTTCCTATTCGTGATATTACAGGGAAGGTAGTAGCTTTTAATGGTAGGCACATGACACTTAGTGAAAAAGTTAAGTACATGATATATCCACCACAAGCTACTCTTCCCTTGTATCCTGCTAGTGTAAAATCTATAAAAGGTAGAGCAATTCTTGTTGAAGGGATTTATGATATGGTAAATCTTTTTGACAAGGGTTTGTCTAATGCAGTTTGTTGTTTCGGAACGAACAACATAGACCAAGATAAACTAGCTATTCTTAAAATGCAAGACATTATGGGAGTAGATATTATATTTGACGGAGACGAAGCTGGACAAAAAGCTGCAGAGAACGTAAAGATTCTTGCAGAAAGAGTTGGNTTAGTAACCAGAAATGTAAATTTAGGNCAAAATATAGACCCAGGCAGTTTAGTACAACAACAAGTAAAGAATTTAAGGAGTACATTATATGGCTAAAATAGCACTGATAGAAACAAAACCAAGTAGAATAGATTATGTAGATAGATTTGATGGTGCATTTGAATTTGATAGATATGCACTCTGTTCTGATGGAACAAAGAAAAAAGTATTAAAAAAAGATGTTGACATTGAAATAGATGTTGATGCTTATGAGTGGATTATTCTAATAGGCTCGGAAGCATTAAAGTATTTTACGAAGATGACTTCAATAACAGAGTATAGTGGTAGGTGTGTAGAAGATAAATATCTACCTGCAATCAACCCTGCTATGTTAGCGTTCAAACCAGAAGCAAAACCTTTGTGGCAGAAAACAAAGAGTAACATTTCTCAATTTATAGATGGGACTTTAAAATTAGAAACACTTAATGAAGATATGTCTTATGGCATAACAGAAACTGCGCATCTAATAAAGTTCTTAAAGGCTGCTATAGAACACCCAAACACCTTTGTCGCAATAGATACAGAAACTACAGGATTATATCCTAGAGATGGTTATGTTATGGGTATATCTTGTTCTTATGAAAAAGATCATGGAGCTTATATATCTACAGATTGTGTAGACGAAGAAGCAGAGAACTTGTTTCAAGATCTCTTTAATAAAAAAAGAGTTGTTTTTCATAATGCAAAGTTTGACTTAGCTATGTTAGAATATCATTTTGGATTTAAGTTTCCAAACTTTGAAGATACTATGCTACTTCACTATTGTTTAGAAGAGCAGCCGGGAACACACGGACTAAAAGCACTTGCTATGGAACATACTCCTTACGGTGACTATGAAAAACCAATGCATGATTGGATTGACGGGTACAGAAAGACACACAGAATGTTAAAGAATGAATTTACATGGGATAGTGTTCCTTTTGATATAATGAAGATATATGCTGCAATGGATGCAGTAGTAACTTTATTAGTGTTCGAGAAACTATACCCAGCAGTACAAGGTAACCCAAAGTTATTGAAAGTATATAATACTATATTGATACCAGCCTGTAGATTCCTAACAGATATTCAAGACATTGGTGTGCCTTTTGATGATAAAAGATTATTTTGTAGTGCTTTACTAATGCAAGAAGATATAGATGAAGCAGTAAAAAAATTATATACATTTGATGATGTCAAAAACTTTGAAAGAATTAAACAAAAAGAATTTAATCCAAACAGTACTGTTCAATTACGAGAGTTATTGTTTGACTTTGTAGGACTAAAACCTACAGGAAAGAAAACAGGAAAAGGAGCTCATTCTACAGATGCAGAAGTCTTAGGCAAACTAGCTTTAGAGCATGAAATACCTAATCATATTCTCTCTATTAGAAAGAAATCAAAGATTAAGAACACTTATTTAGATAAGATTCTACCACAGCTTGATAGAGATGGTAGACTAAGAACAGGATTTAATATTCATAGTACAACATCTGGAAGATTATCTTCTAGTGGTAAAATGAATATGCAACAGATTCCTAGAGATAATCCTATTGTTAAGGGCTGTATTCGTGCTAAAGAAGGTAACAAGATTGTTGCTATGGATTTAACTACTGCAGAGGTATATGTTGCAGCCGTACTCGCTAAAGATGAGTCTTTAATGAATGTCTTTAGAGAGGGTGGTAACTTTCACTCAAGTATTGCAAAGTTAGTATTTGATCTGCCAGGAACAGTAGATGAGGTTACGGAACACTACTCTATGGAGCGACAAGCTGCAAAAGCAGTTACTTTCGGAATTATGTATGGTGCAGGAGCTAGAAAGATATCTGAGCAAGTAACAAAAGATAGTGGTAAATACTTCTCAGTAAATCAAGCACAAGAAGTTATTGATGATTACTTTAAAGAGTTTCACAAACTTAGGAGTTGGATAGACCATTCATCTAAATTTATTAGAGATAATGGTTTTATATATTCTCACTTTGGAAGAAAGAGAAGATTACCTAATGTTAGATCAGACAATAAAGGAGTTGCTAGTCATGAGGTAAGATCAGGACTAAACTTCTTGGTTCAATCAATAGCATCAGACATTAACCTACTAGGCGCTGTTGATACACATGCTTGGATTAAGCAAAACAAATTTCATAAAGATATGAGAATATTTGCTTTAGTTCACGATTCTATTCTTGCAGAAGTAAAAGAGGATAGAGTAGAGGAATATTCAGAAGCAGTACAAAAGTTTATCCAAGTAGATAGAGGATTAAGTATTCCTAACTGTCCAGTAGGCTGTGACTTTGACATTGGAGATGACTACTCCTTTGGTAAGTATGAAAAGAAATATGGACTATGATAAGATAAACTTTCCAATCTTTGTATTACACTCAGATAATATTGAGTTTATAAATGGATTATTGTTTATAGATAACGAAGTATTAGATGATACTAATATGTCAGGAGACACACTTGGAATAAGGCGACTACAAAGCCCTATGAAAAGACTTTACGAGTTAAAGTATATGTTACAAGATATATCAGAGTTATTAAGACATCAAGGAAAATTCTACATAGATAGTCTAGGTTATTTCTTTATAAAACATAAAACAACAAGAGTAAAATTAAAGTATCAAAAGATTTTGAGAGTGGAACAGAAAAACATAGTAAGTATGCTATGGATTAAAAATTGCCCTTTCCCCTTCCCTCTCAAAAGACCGCTGCCCAAGAACGCTTCTTGGGCGGGGGTTCTTTATAAACAAGGGCATCCTTGGGTATTATACGACCTTTCGGAACAGGAAAAGAAAGAAACTTGGAGAAAGATATGAGTTTAGTAGCAACAGTAATGACTGCTTTAGCAGTAAAACATTTTATGGCGGATTATGTATTTAATCCTGTATGGACAGTACCCGTAAACAAACACATATACGGGTCAAGAGGGAGTCTTGAGCACTCAGGACTACATGCATTATTTTGTTTTTTAGCTCTAGTATCTTTTATACCTACGCAGTATGCACTATATGCTGCTTTGTTTGATGGGATTGTACACTATCACGAAGATTATATTAAAACTAAATTTCTTCATGAAAGAACGCTATCTCGTAAAATAAAACAAATTATTACAGGTGCAGATCAATTAGTACATATCTTAACATACGTTATCATAGTTGCATGGATAACATGATAAACAAAAGTATAAAATCTTTGCGTAGACACTCAAAACCTTATGTGCGTGAGAAGCTAACTTCATTAGAAGATTTGATATGTACTATGCGAATAGATATGATAAACAATAATGGAGTAGGCATTTCCGCAGTACAAGTAGGTACACATGCAAGAGTATGTATAGTTTTAGAAGAAGTTATAATTAATCCTATAATAGTACAAAAAAGTATGTTTACTACTAAATCTGTAGAAGGTTGTTTAAGTTTACCAGACGTTACTGTTATGACAGAAAGACACAAAAGAATTACAATAAAATACTTAAATGAGAAGCTAGAGCGTAGACAAAAAAGATTTGAAGGGTTTGCTGCAATAGTTCTTCAACACGAATTAGACCACTTAAACGGAAAACTTATTACAGATAGAGGTAAAAAGATATGCAACCAATTATAATAATTGATAATTTTTTTAAAGACTCACGATCTTTAGAAAGATTTAAAGATATTACTGATACATACCCAACCGAAGGAAAGTGGATTAAATCAGAAAATATAAGTACACATACAAATACTATATTTAAAACAGTTTCAGACTATTATAGCATGGATAATGTTGTGGGTTACGAAGCATGGACACATAAAAATACTAGACCTTCAGGTAACTTAGCTGATGGTTATCATTATGATAAAGACGAGTATAGATATAACTTAAATAAATTACTAAGATTTCCTGTGTGTTCTATTGTATTTTACATAGAAATAAAAGAACTAATAGGTGGAAGATTAATTATAGATGATATAGCTATAACACCAAAAACAGACAGATTAATTATATTTGGTCCTGGACAGAAACATTATGTTGAAAAGTTTACAGGAAGTAGGTATTCTATTAATATTAATCCTTGGAATAGGATACTGGAGGAGTACGCATGAGAAGTATACTTAATTGTCCTTACTATTATTTTGATAGTGTTATACCAAAAGACATGTGTGACGTAATAGTACAGCTAGGAAAAGGTAAAGAGCAGAAACAAGCAGGCATTAATGTTGAGAATGTTGAAGATACAAAAATGAGAGAAGGAAAGGTTGCTTGGATTAAAGATTTATGGGTTCAAGAGCTAATAGAAATACACGCTTCCAAAGCTAGTGTAGAAGCTATGTGGAACTTTCACATAACTAGTAGAGAACACATACAGTTTGCAACATATGAAAACAATGCTTTCTATGATTATCACAGAGATTGCGCCATTAATCAAGCACAGTATAGAAAGTTAAGTGTTTCTGTACAATTAAGTGATCCTTCAGATTATGAAGGTGGAGACTTATTAATGAAGAATATGTGGGGAACTATGGATTTACCTATGGATAAAGAAACTAAAAATAAAGGAACTATAATTGTATTTCCTTCTATGTTATTACATAAAGTAACTCCTGTTACAAAAGGTATTAGACACTCTCTCGTTCAATGGTTTAGCGGACCAGATTTTATATAATGAAAGCAGTAATTAGTGATAGAATTTATTTAGATGTCCTTCCAGCACAACTGCAGAAGATAGACAGAGAGCTAACATATTCTATTCCATCTTATAAATATGGTGATCCGCCTATTGTAATTAAGAACATGGGACTTATTAGTAAAGAAATAGTAACAATTCCTTCTGGTAGAATAGATTTAATACCAGCAGATCACGAGATAGTAGATAAAAGAGTATTAGTTCCAACAGAGTTCCCTCCGTTTAAACTAACTTTACGACCAAGCCAACAAAAAGTATTTGACGAAGTAGAAGACAGTGCTATAATTAACGCATGGGTAAGTTGGGGTAAGACTTTTACAGGTTTAGCAATAGCTGGGAAGTTAGGTCAAAAAACATTAATAATAACACATACTTTATCTCTAAGAAAACAATGGGAAGATGAGGTAATAAAAGTATTTGGTTTTCAGCCAGGCATTATAGGAAGTGGGAAATTTGAAATAGATGCTCCAGTAGTAGTTGGGAATATACAATCACTTTACAGAAAGATTCCCCAAATAAGACAAGAGTTTGGATTGATAATACTTGACGAGATGCATCACGTTAGTAGTCGAACTTTTTCAAAAATTGTAGATAAAAGTTGTGCTAGATATAAGATAGGATTATCAGGCACGTTAGAAAGAAAAGATGGGAAACATGTGGTTTTCAGAGATTATTTTGGAAGTAATGTCTTAAAGCCACCAAAGGAAAACTTTATGACGCCTAAAATTGATGTGTTAAAACTTCCAATAAGGTTCATGGACGGCTCTTCAATACCTTGGGCTAATAGAATCAATGAATTGGCTTATAACCCAGAGTACCAAAACTCTATTGCTATGACTGCAAGTGCATACGCTGCACGGGGACATAAAGTATTAGTGGTATCTGATAGAGTAGACTTTTTAAAAAGCTGTGCCAGACTAACTGGTGATGACGCAGTTTGTGTAACGGGATCAATCCCACACGAAGAAAGACCCGATATAATTAAACAAATCTTTGAGGATAAAAACGTACTATACGGGACTCAAAGTATATTCTCTGAAGGCATCTCTTTAGATGTTCTTAGTTGTTTAGTTCTCGGTACACCAGTAAATAATGAACCTTTACTTACACAATTAATCGGAAGAATAATTCGTAACTATGAAGGAAAAATACAACCAACTGTAGTTGATGTTCATTTAATAGGAAATACTGCAAAAAGACAAGCTAATGCACGACTTGGCTACTACCTTAAACAAGGCTATGAAGTATCAACCCTGTAATGACCTCCAAAAAATACTACTTGACAATAATCTTAAATTTTGATATAATAAATGATAAAATATAATTGGGAAAAGATATTACTAACCACTCAATCTGATGCAAGTCAGATTATGTTACTTATTCATATGCTAACATATAATAAGCGTGTACCGCAGAACTACAAAGACCCCGCATACAAATATTACGGTCAAAGTTTTGAAGGGTTAAGCTTCCTCGCAAATCCTGAGAGGTTATTAGCAGAAAGACTAAACTATACAAATCAAGAGTGTGCCGAGTATGTAGGAGCAGCATCCTATCGTAATTATATGGAATACAAAAGAACGGGTGAAAGCTCATTACAACTAATTAATCTTCCCTTTTTAGAGGAGGTTTTTGACAACAACAGACTTCTCACTATGAAAGATGGTTTACTCCATTTTAAGTTTGAAGACGCTAATATAAGAGAGAAATAACAATGGCTATAAAATTTAATCAAGCGCAAGGCAGCGCTAAGAAAAACAAAATTGATCAATACGTTTATGTAACTGGAGATAACGTACTCCGTATGGTAGGTGATCTACTACCTCGATACGTCTATTGGATAAAAGGCGAAAACGGCAAAAATATTCCTATGGAATGTTTGTCTTTCGATAGAGGAACAGAAACATTTAATAACCAAGATAAAGATTACGTTCGTGATTTTTTTCCTGATATCAAATGTGGCTGGGCATATGCTATACAATGCATAGATCCAAAAGATGGTAATGTTAAAGTATTAAACCTTAAAAAGAAATTAATGGAACAGATAATGACAGCAGCCGAAGACCTCGGTGATCCTACTGATCCAACAGCTGGTTGGGATGTTTACTTTCAAAGAGTAAAGACTGGACCAATGGCTTTTAATGTTGAATATAGACTTCAAGCATTAAAATGCAAAACAAGAGCTTTATCAGAAGCAGAGATGGCAAAAATAGCAGAACTTCGTTCAATGGACGACGTGCTTCCTAGACCTACTGCTGATGCACAGCTAGAATTACTTCAACGAGTGACTACTCCTAATGTAGAAGCTCCATCTGAAATTAGTTCAGAATTTAAACTATCTTAGGAGACTATCATGAAAGGTGTAGGGGATCAATTTCCATATGTGACACTTACAGGTGTTGCATCTAACAACAATTTTGTTGATGTAAACTTTGGACCGAATTATCACTGGAAAGTGGTGTATTTTTATCCAAAGGACTTTACATTCATATGTCCAACTGAGATAGCAGGCTTTGATAAAATAGCTATTAAAACTGATGTCCATGTAATAGGCATTAGTGGAGATAACGAATATTGTAAATTAGCTTGGAAAGCACAAAACGAAACATTAGGTAATATACACCACACTTTATGCCACGATGGTGGACTACAGTTAGCAGACCAATTAGGTGTTGCAGACTTTGACAAAGGTGTGGCATATAGAGCAACCTTTATTGTTGACCCAGATAATATCATTCAACATGTATCGTGCAATGCATTAGATACAGGACGAAACACTGATGAAGTTTTTAGGAACTTAAAAGCTATCCAAGCCGGCGGACCCACAGGGAACAACTGGAAAGATGGTGAGGAATTCATAGGATGATATTATTTACGGCAGACTGGCATATAAAGCTAGGACAAAAGAATGTACCCTTGCCGTGGGCTTGCTCACGCTTTGAGCTATTTTTTGAAGAAATACAACTGATCGAAAAGACTGCTACTATACATATAATAGGCGGTGACCTTTTTGACAGAGTACCAACCATGGACGAACTAACCCTATACTTTGACTTTGTCAGAAGGGTTACAATTCCAACATACATCTATGATGGAAACCATGAAGCTACAAAGAAGAATAAGACATTCTTTTCAAATCTAAAGAGAGCAACTCAAGATGTGAACCCTCTTGTCGAGATAATTGATGAGACACAAGAATTTGAGTGGGGGACTATACTTCCCTATGCAGACCTTCATAAGAAAGGCAGTATTGAGAGATGCAATACTGATAAACCTCTTTATACCCACGTGCGGGGTGAAATACCCCCGCATGTGACCCCTGAGGTTGACTTAGATAGATTTAATCCTTTCCCTATTGTATATGCTGGTGATCTACATGCTCACAGTAATACACAGAGAAACATTGTCTATCCGGGCAGCCCAATGACTACATCCTTTCACAGGGCTATAGTTAAAACAGGTTACTTAATGATAGACCCAGTAGTATTAACTAAGTGGCGCTGGTGTGAGTTTGAATTGCCACAACTAATTAGAAAAACAATAACAAGAGAGTCAGACATGGTAGCTACAGACTATCATCATACTATCTATGAAATAGAAGGAGATGTAGCAGATTTAGCGACAGTTAAGAACTCAGAGTTATTAGATAAGAAAGTAGTAAAACGAAGTAGTGAATCTACTTTAGACTTAAAAGACCTGACGATAGAGGAAGAACTAATAGAATATTTCTCAGCAATTCTTAATCTACCTAATAATAAAATACAAAACATAATGGGAGTCTTTAATGATTACTCTAAAAACGCTACAATGGGATAACTGCTTTAGCTACGGTGAAGGAAACAGACTTGACCTAGATGATGCAACACTAACACAACTTGTCGGTACTAACGGACAAGGAAAGTCTAGTATACCTCTTATATTAGAGGAAGTTCTATTTAATAAAAATTCAAAAGGCATTAAAAAGCAAGAGATACAGAATCGTTTTATAAACAAAGGATATCATATCAATCTTACTTTTGATGTTGATGATAGCAACTATGAAATAGACATCATAAGAAAAGCGTCTATCAAGTGTAAGCTCTATGAGAATGGAAAAGATATTTCTTCTCACACAGCTACCAATACATATAAGACAGTACAAAATCTACTTGGACTTGATTTCAAAACTTTTACTCAACTTGTATATCAAAACACAAATATGAGTCTACAGTTTCTAACTGCTACAGACACAAATCGTAAGAAGTTTTTAATTGAACTTCTTAAGTTAGATGAATATGTAGAGTTCTTTGAAATCTTTAAGACACAAGCAAGAGAAATACAGTTACAAATCAATGGCTTAGAAAGCAAGTCAGAAACGATAGTAAAATGGTTAGATGAAAATAAACTCGAGACTACTAACGTACTAGAGATTAAATTATTACCAAAATATTCATTAGAAGATGAAAAGAGATTGAGGCAGTTACGAAACGATTTTGAAAAAATCTCAGAGAAAAACAAAAAAATTATAGACAACAATTTTTATAAACAGTCTATGGATCGCCTTGAAAACCTTCCAGAAAGGTTATACATAGGTGATATGATTGATCTTGACGCTAAATCGGAGACGCTTGGCAATATAAGTGCCAACTTGCTCTATGCTCAAGAACACTTAGATAAGTTATCCGATTTATCTAATTCTTGTCCGACTTGTGAGCAGAGCATAGACTCTGGGCAACAGGAAAGGCTGCAGGAAAATTATACACTTGTTAAGGATAAAGCAGTTGAACACAAGACAGAGATAGAGTATGAAATTCAAATAGCTCGACAAGAGAATGACAAAGTTCGAGCGAGAGATCAACTCCAGACAGAGTTTGAAGAAGCCGTTCGCCGTTGGGATAGTTTGTTACCTTCCGAGATTTTGGACGGAGAGTACCTATCCCATGAGATTGACGAACTTTCTTCAAGCATCTCTCGTTTATCGGATAACATACAGAAAATATCTGCCGAAAACATGAAGGCGGAACGCCATAATACACGGCTTGATATTATCCAAGAACAAACGGATAACATGGAGAGTGAACTTGAAGAAATTGTCACAGCGTTAGGTAAAGTTGAAGAGCGAGCGACATACATGGAAATCCTTAAAAAAGCTTTTTCCACAAATGGACTTCTCGCCTATAAAATAGAGAATCTTGTAAAAGATCTCGAAGGCTTGACAAATGAATACCTTGCCGAACTATCAGATGGTAGATTCAGTTTGGGATTCGTAGTAACAAATGATAAGTTGAATGTAGAGATTACAGACAACAGCAAGATAGTAGACATTTTAGCTCTCTCCTCTGGAGAACTAGCACGAGTTAACACCTCTACACTTCTTGCAATACGGAAATTGATGAGTAGTATTTCTAGCTCTAGAATAAATACGCTGTTTCTTGATGAAGTTATAGCTGTACTAGACGACCAAGGTAGAGAAAAATTAGTAGAAATTCTATTACAAGAACAATTAAATACATACATAGTATCGCATGGTTGGACACATCCATTGCTTGCTAAAATAGATGTTATCAAAGAAGATAACATATCAAGATTGGAGTAAGATATGCAAGAAATGTTATTAGAAGCATTAGTAGCCTTTTACGAAGGCAATATCATGAAAGCACAAGCAAACTTAATGGTATACTTAAAAAATCCAGCAGGAATTGGAGAACACTCAGATATAATAGAAGCTATGGATGAACAAGTAGCAGCTATAGCTGATAATCAAGATAAACTAGCTGTAGTTAAAAGCTATAAAGACTTAGAAGACATAGTATGAAAACTATAATTAGCCAACTATTAGATAGATTAGGAATTAATGATGCGTTTGCCCGTATACTGATACTAGAAGAAAAAGTACAGCATATGGAAAAAGAAATTAACGGACTTAAGATGGAAGCAAACATATTGTATGCTAAAACTATGACCGTTGAAGATGTGATATAATGAAATTCACAGACGCTGGAGTACAAGAAGATAATAACAATCTATTAATAGTTGATGGATTAAATGTCGCCTTTAGATGGCGATATAAGAAAGTACCATATTATACTAATGATTATGTAAGAACTGTTGAAAGTCTTGCAAAATCTTATAATTGTGGTAAGATAGTAGTGCTTGCCGATGGTGGTAGTACTTACAGAAAAAATCTGTACCCAGACTATAAAGCTAACAGAAAGACTAGATACAAAGACCAAACAGATACAGAAAAGAAAGAATTTGAGCAATTCCTAGCGGAGTTTGCTAACGCTTTTAAAAGATTACAGAATAAAGGTCATTTGATAGTTAAACAGAGAGGCTTAGAGGCAGATGATTTAGCTGCATGGATAGTAGGAAAACGAAGGGAATTTAATATAGGTGAAACTTGGATGATATCTTCGGATAAAGATTGGGACTTACTTATAGCTGATGATGTATCTCGTTTTTCTACAGTAACTCGTAAAGAAGTTACAGTAGATAATTGGGATGAACACTATAACTTTGATAGAGATAAGTTTCTTACATTTAAATGCTTAGCAGGAGATGCAGGAGATAATATTCCCGGAATTAAAGGTATCGGACCAAAAAGAGCTGAACAGTTAATTGCTCAGTATGGCGATTTATTTGACATATATAATGCATGTCCTATAGAGAGCAAATATAAATTTATACACGAACTAAATGAAAACGCAGATAGGTTGTTGCTAAACGCAGAGTTAATGGACTTAGAAAGTTACTCAGAACAAGCACTAATAGAAGCAGATATGAACTTAGAGGATTTATCCTCAAAAATGAAAATACACATGAATGGGAGTAATTAATGACTAGTACGAGAGCACAAGTTGTTACAAGAAGGACATATAATAGACCTCTAAATGCAGAAGGTACTAAGTTCGAGACTTGGGAACAAACAATAGGGCGAGTAATCGCTCACCAAAAATGGCTATGGGAACGAGCAAAAGGCGAAGAAACTCTTACTGATGAAGAATGGAATGAGTTAGAAGAACTTCAAAATCTACTGTTAAGTAGGAAAGCTGCAATGGCAGGTAGAACTCTTTGGTTAGGGGATACGGAAATATCTCGAAAAAGAGAAAGCTCTATGTTTAACTGCTCTTTCACAGTAGTAGAAACAGTATATGATTGCGTAGATGTTTTATGGCTTTTATTACAGGGTTGTGGAGTAGGGTTTAAACCTATTACTGGTACTCTTAATGGCTTCTACAAACCAATAGAAGATATTAGGGTAATACACACAAAAAGAACTGAAAAAGGCGGTATAGAACATAACCAAGAAGATTGGGATCCAGATACTAAAGTATGGACAATAACTGTTGGAGATTCAGCAGAATCTTGGGCAAGAAGTATCGGAAAACTATTAGCTGGTAAGTATCCTGCTAAAACCTTAATACTTGATTTTTCTCAAATAAGACCTGCAGGTGAAAGACTTAAAGGGTATGGCTGGATTTCCTCTGGGAGTGAAGCAATAGGTCGGGCATATCTTGAGATAGCTAAAATATTAAACCTAAGAGCTGGTAACCTTTTAAGAAAAATGGATATACTAGATATAGTAAACTGGTTAGGAACAGTACTTTCTTCTCGTAGAAGTGCTGAAATTGCACTTTTTGATTACGGTGAGCCAGAATGGCATGATTTTGCCGTAGGTAAAAAAGATTGGTGGTTAACAGGTAATGAGCAAAGACAGCAGAGTAATAATTCTTTATTATTTAGGTATAAACCAAAGAAAAAAGAATTAGCTAATATTTTTGAGCTTATGGCAGATGCAGGCGGTTCAGAGCCGGGCTTCATCAACGGAATGGCTGCACTAGAAAGAGCCCCTTGGTTTAAGGGAGTTAACCCATGTGCAGAGATATTATTAGGAAATAAAAGTTTCTGTAACTTAACAGAAATAGATTTAGGAAAATTTGTAGGAGACCAAGCAGGTCTAATACAAGCACTCAAATTAGTAGCGCGAGCTAACTACAGACAAACTTGTGTAGATTTAAACGATGGAGTGCTTCAAGAAGCATGGCATCTTAATAACCAATTCCTACACTTATGTGGAGTAGGACTTACAGGAATAGCTAGAAGAAGGAATCTAGGAGCTTATGATTATAAACAAATGCAAAGAGTTACAACATCAGCAGCATATCGTATGGCTGATGAATTGGATCTTCCAAGACCAAAAAACGTTACAACAGTTAAACCCTCAGGAACTTTATCAAAGATTATGGATACTACTGAAGGTGTGCACAAGCCTCTTGGTAAATATATTTTTAACAATGTTAATTTCTCTAAGCACGATCCTCTTATTGGTATTTTGCGTAGTGCTAATTATAATGTATTTGATCATCCTTCCGATCCAGAAGGTGTCTTGGCTACTTTTCCCGTTTGTTATGAAGATGTGGAATTCGACAAAGAAGGCGGCAAAGACGTTAACCTTGAAACAGCGTTAGAACAGCTAGAAAGATATAAATTGATTCAAATGAACTGGTGCCAACAAAACGTTAGTGCAACTATTAGTTATAGTCCTGATGAAGTAGATGATATAGTCGACTGGTTATATAGTAATTGGGATCAATATGTTGGAGTAAGTTTTATATATAGAAACGATCCAACAAAAACGGCAAAAGACTTAGGTTATTTATATTTGCCACAAGAAGTAGTTACAAAAGAAGAGTATGAAAACTACATAAATAGGCTTCTTCCTATAGATTTAGAAAGTGCAAATACTTTTGAAGAGATAAAAGATGAAGAATGTGCAACGGGCGCTTGCCCAATTAAATAGGAGATTGACATGGTTACTGAAGTAACAGATCAAGAACCAGTATTAGTACTAAACGATAAAAAATACATTATAAGCGATCTTTCACAAGAAGCACAATATTGTGTTAACCAGCTAAATGTTATTCAAAGTAGTATAACCACTACATCAGCAGAATTAGATCGTCATCAAATGGCGTATCAAGGATTCACAGCAAAGTTATCGACTCTAGTAGAACCAAATACTGAAGATTCTGCAACAGCAGAGTAATAAAAAGCCCGCTTATAGCGGGCTTTTTTAATTGTAAAAACTATGCTTCCTCTATGGTTTTGGATATTTGTCTTTAGTTGTCTTAATTGTAGCCTTCCAAGCATCAATACCATTGTGGTATATGTCATCTAGCTGGTCGCCTATTGATGGGTATTCAGCTTTTCGTTTGTCAACATAAGTTTTGTCTGCTTCGTTTTGTGCTTTCCACCAGCCTTCAACTACAGCATCATCTTCATACCCAACATCTATATTACTTGCACCAGCGAATACACCTGCAGCGAAAACAGTTAAAGCATCTGCATTATCTGTAGTAGCATCTCCTGTTTCAGAGGAAACTATTCTTCCATTTGATTTTAGTTTTGCATATTTCATATTTTTTATCCCATTACCGTTATTCTATAAACACAGGTTGAACTAGACCCTGAGTTATTTACAGATTTTTGAATCACAACCTCATTAGCATTCCACGAGCTTACTGCTAAGTTACTAAATACAGCACTACCGTGTGCTAATCTTCCAAAATAACTGGTAGAAGCCTCGTAATTATCACTACCAGTTTGAGCCTTGTAATCTAAAAGAACTTGCTGTCCGCCATCTCTTGCCGCCATTCCCCAACTTGCTACTTGTGTAGTTCCA